ACGGTTTTAGTGTCGAGGTTTATTTTGACGAGTATGAAACCTTGAAGGACGGCACAGTACGCATTATCAAGGGTGAAATGACTGGCGTTGCTTTAACGTCAGAGCCAGCAATTAGATCAGCGCGAGTTGCTGAGGTCGCAGCTACTGAGGGCGACGAGGAGATTTCTGACTCAACAATTGAGCCAGATGCAACACCAACAGAAAAGGACGACGAAGTGGAACAAACCGTTACACCAGCGGAAGCCGTCGAAACGGTAGAAGCCGCACAGTCAGTAACAGCAAATGCAAAGCCAGCAGTAGGTGGTTGGACATCAAAGCCACGCCTAGAGTTCACAGCTGCTAAGTATTTGGAAAACACAATCCGTGCCTCAATGGGCGAGGAGTCAGCACGTCAGTATGTCGCAGCGGCAGATGACACAACAGACAACGCAGGTCTTGTGCCTACACGTCAGTTAACAGAAGTTATCAACGGACTTGCAAATACAACACGATCAAGCATTGACGCAATCAGCCGTGGAGTTTTACCTGACGCGGGCATGAGTTTCGAAATTCCGAAAATCACCGTTATGCCGACCGTTGCCTCAACATCAGAAGCAGGCACACCAAGCGAGACAGATCAAAACGCTGCATTTGTAACAGTAAACGTTGCAAAGTACGCAGGACAGCAAACATTTAGCGTTGAGCTACTTGATCGCACATCACCGCTATTTTTTAACGAGCTATTGTCAAACATGGCAGCAGCTTATGCAAAGGCGACAGACACAGCAGTACACACAGCAATTGCAACAGGTGCAACAGCAGATGCAACAACACTTGCTACATACCCAACAGCTGCTGAGTTGCTTGGTTTTGTTTCTCGTGGTGCAGCATCAGTTTATGCAAACACAAACGGCTTTGCTCGCAACATGATCGCTAACACATCACAGTGGGCAAACCTCATGACACTTAACGACTCAGGTCGTCCAATCTACAACGCAGCACAGCCAAGCAATGCAGGCGGTGTTGTACGTCCAGACTCAATCCGTGGAAACGTTGCAGGTCTAGACCTTTATGTGACAGCAAATGTCGCATCAGCAAATGACACAGACAAGGACGACTCAATTTTGATCGTCAACCCAAGCTCTTACACATGGTACGAGTCACCAACATACCGTTTGCGTGCAGACGTAATCGCCTCAGGTCAAATCTCAGTAATGGTTTATGGATACGGCGCAATTGCAACCAAGATCGGTGCAGGCGCGTTTGGTATCAACAAGACCTGATAACTAGCCACTAACTAATCATGCGGCGGGTTCTCCCGATCTCGCCGCAGCAGTCGAAAGGAAACGGACATGCCAGCCATTGTTACAGCAAGTCAATTGCGCACGGTGCTTGGCGTGTCCGTTTCACTTTACAGCGACAGTTATTTAGACGAGATCATTAACACCAGCGAGGACGTCATTTTGCCAATGCTGGTTGCAAACGTTTCAGGCATTGATGCTTACAAGCTAGAAAACAACGTGGCAACATTTTTTACAATCCGTGAGCATTATTTTGTAGCTGGTCAATCAGTAATCGTGACAGGTTTGCCTGCACCATTTAGCGCGACTTTTACAGTCGTTGACGCCGCGCCTTATTACTTCACAGCTGCACTTACAAATGCAGACGTCACATTGCGTCCAATTGTGCCAAACGGCAAGGCAACATTGTCAGGTTACTCAGCTGCTCAAATTTATGCCAGCACACCAGCAATTGAGTCAGCAATTTTGGCTGTTAGCGTTGAGGTCTTTCAATCACGCGTTGCAGCTGGTGGACAGATCGAGGGCGTGGACTTTGCCAGTTCGCCATACCGCATGGGTCGCAGCTTGACCAACCGCGTCAGCACATTGCTTATGCCTTATTTGGACGCCGAGACAGTGGTTCAATAAATGCCAGCAAACTCAATTGCCGAGACACGTTCAGCTCTAGCAAACGCCTTTAGCGCGCTATCTGCAAACGTGTATCCGAGCGTGCCTGAGTCACCAATACCGCCAGCCATTGTTGTCGTACCTGACAGCCCATACATGGAGGTCGTGTTAATTGGCAAGACAAAAACACAAGTCAAAATTAACTTTGCAATTACAGCCATTGTCGCCAGCAACAGCAATGCTGGGTCACTGGATAATCTAGAAAAACTCATAATCGGAATTCTTGCGGCAATGCCCGCAGGATACGTCGTAGGCGTAATTGAAAAGCCAACGGTGTTGGAAGTAGGACAAAGTCCAATGCTGGTTGCTGACATAAACGTTTCGACTTACTACACACAAACTAACTAGGGGACAAAATGCCAACGACAATCATTACTGGTCGCGATTTAGTCGTGACCATTGCAACCGTTAACTACGACGCGCAGGCGACCAGCGCAACACTAGCCAATGACCCAACAGTGGAGACATACCAAACACTTGACGGTAAGGCATACAAGCACATTGACGATCAATGGACTTTTGAGGTTTCAATGCTCGCTGACTGGGGCGCGGCAAGTTCATTGTGCGAGGCACTATGGACAGCATGCGAAACAGCACCAAACACAACGTTGGCTGTTTCATTAACAGCTGTAACAGGCGCGGTCTTTGCATTTAACGTCATGCCAGTATTTCCGTCAGTCGGCGGTGCTGCACCAGATGCGCAGACCGTTGATCTATCATTTATAGTAGTTGGAACACCAACAGAAACATTTAGTTAAAAACTAACAATCGGGAGACAAAATGAAGCTACCAATCACAATTGAATACAACGACGGCACGCAGCTGACATACACAGCTGCGCCGCCTGAGTGGGTTAAGTGGGAAAAGCAGACAGGCAACACAATTGCACAGGCGCAAGAGAAAATGGGCATTAGTGACCTAATCTTTCTTGCGTACCACGCAATGAAGCGCGAAGCAGCAGGCAAGCCAGTCAAGACGCTTGACGTTTGGACTGAGACTATTGCAGACGTGGTTGTGGGTGAGGCAAACCCAAAAGTTACCCAGTCGGAAGCTTAAACAGAATTATCTGGGAGGTAGCTTTGGCAACAGGGCTACCACCAGAGACTTTTGTAGAAGCTGAGGACATACTGACGGTAATTGAGATTTTAGAGAGGCGCAACAGTGGCAAGTGAGGCGATCACATACGACAAAGCCGAGTTGCGGTCAATCATGCGTGCATTTAAGGCTATGGACGACGAAGCCGTTGCACAAGCCAAGCAAGCCAGCAGTGAGTTGGCAGAGTATGTGCGCGGTCAAATTGTTGTCGCAGCAGCTACACGCACGCGCAACCGCGTGGACAATCGTGTGGCAGAAGGTGCGCGCGTTTCTAAGTCATCAAAGGTCGGTGAGATCAGTTTTGGTTTTGCTGGTCAAAAACTAAGCGGCGGGGCGACAACCCAACAAATCTGGGGCGGCGTTGAGTTTGGCTCAAACAAGTATAAGCAGTTCCCAGTCTGGTCAGGTCGTGAGGGTCGAGGCTCGCGCGGTTGGTTTATTTACCCGACATTGCGTGCTTTACAGCCAGACATCATCAAAAAGTGGGAACAATCTTTCGACAAGATAGTTAGGAAGTACGACTAATGGCTGGTTCTCGTACCCTTAAATTATCCATACTTGCTGAAACAAAGGATTTAGTTGACGGCTTAAAAAAAGCCGAAACCAGCACACAAAGCTTTGGCGACAAGGCAACAGAATTTGGCAAAAAAGCGGCATTGGCATTTGCTGTTGCTGGCGCAGCCGCATTGGCATTTGCAGCTGACTCAGTAAAAGCGGCAGCCGAGGACGCAGCAGCACAGGAAAAATTAAACGAAACAATCAAGGCGACCACAGGTGCGACGGCGGCACAAGTACGAGGTGTTGAGGATTACATCACCAAAACGTCAATTGCAATCGGTGTCACGGACGATCAATTACGCCCTGCTTTTGGCAGACTGGTTAGATCGACAAAAGACGTAGATGAGGCACAACGTCTGCTCAACCTTGCACTTGATTTAGCCGTTGTGACAGGCAAGCCAGTCGAGACAATTGCAAATGCTTTGGGCAAAGCTTATGACGGCAACACCGTTGCACTTGGCAAATTAGGTTTAGGACTTGACGCAAATCTGCTTAAATCAAAAGACAACCAAGCAATCATTGAGTCGTTGGAGACAACGTACGGACGTTTTGCAGAAGGCGCAGCTGAGACAGCCGCAGTCAAATTTGAGCGCATACGCATTGCAACCGACGAGGCAAAAGAGTCAATCGGTGCAGCTTTATTGCCAATCGTTGAGGAATTGTC